CACCTGAATATCCATACGATGTTGTTGGTGGTCAAAGAAATATTAAGCAAGCAGATTTTGATGACAGAATAGATATTATACCTGTAGCGGACCCTAATATATTCTCAATGAGTCAGAGAATTACACTTGCACAAACACAATTACAAATTGCAACATCAAATCCACAATTACACAACATGTATCAGATATACAGAAACATGTATGATGCAATTGGTGTAAAAAATGTAGATGCAGTGTTGCCACCACCGGCGCCAATGGCACCGATGGACCCAAGCATGGAACATATTAATGCAATGGCGATGAAACCATTCCAAGCTTTTCCTGGTCAAGACCACAGAGCACACATCACAGCGCATTTAAACTTTATGTCAACTAACATGGTTAGAAATAATCCATCAATTATGGCTGCAATACAAAAAAATATATTGGAACACATTTCAATTATGGCTCAAGAGCAAGTTCAATTAGAATTTAGAGAGCAAATGCAGCAAATGATGATGATGCAACAGCAAGCAACGGTCAATCCACAGATACAAGCACAACTTCAAGACCTTACAAACCAAATTGAAGCAAGAAAAGCTGTCTTAATTGCTGAAATGACAGAGGAATATATGAAAGAAGAGAAACAAATTACGTCTCAATTTGATAATGACCCTCTATTGAAGCTAAAATCACGTGAAGTTGACCTTCGAGCGATGGAAAATGAGCGTAAAAAGATGAATGACGAGGCAACTCAAGATTTAAACAGAGCAAAATTAATGCAAGCACAAGAAATAGCTGAAGATAAGATGGAACAGAACGAAGATTTAGCAAAATTACGTGCTGGGGTCAGTCTTGCAAAGACTGGTGTACAACAAGCACAAGTTATGGTAGAGGATAATTAATAAAAGGAGCAAAAAATGCAAAAACTTGACAAAATTAAAGATGTTAAAGTTGCTGAACAGAGTATTGAAGTAGATCCTAGATCAAAAACTACTGCTGATCAAGCATTTAACTATATTGCTACAGGAAAACCTGAAATGCCAGTTGGTGGTCAGAAAAGAATGTTAGCAGAAAAGAAAAGAAATTCTAAAGCGTACTAAATTATGTGGTTGAGTGCTATTAAAATTGCTATGCAAGCGGGTAGCAAGATATATGCTAACCGTCAAAAGACG